GGACCGGGAACCCCGGGATTTGAAATCCCGCCTTCGGGGAGTCGCCACTCCTCGAAGGAACAATCACGTGGAGGCTTTAGGTAGCCCAAGGGGTTGTGTGGGTTTCCATATCCTCACCCTCGATTTCCAACTCGTCGGCCTTGCCGGCGAGTATAAAATCGAGGATCATGGATGGGGAACCCCACACATAAACCACCTTGAGTTTCCAATCAAGCCTTTTACAAAGTTCGTCATAGGACGCCGCCTGTAGTTTCTGGTAGACATGAGAGTCTCTAGAGAGTATTTTTGAGCGCGTTTGGAGGAACTTACGCGAGATGGCTCGGAGGGATGGAACCTTTTCGATTGCAGGTAAATCAGAGCTCCAGGACAGTAGTCCTTGAACCTGACCCCTCAAATCGGAAAGGTAATCCTTCAGAGGCATCCAGCCGTGTTCCTTCATGCGCTCCTCAATGGGGGCTAGGGTCCACCACTTTGGATAGATCTCGGTTTCAACACCATCAAGGAAACCGTCAGCACGTGCCCTCTCAATGTTCATAAATGAACCTCGAGAGAGAACGTACTTGACAACCTTGTTGGTCTTCTTACCGAGATCTCCAGAGTAGTTAGGGTCCCATAAGCTCCCCAAACTCTCAAGAGAGAGGAGGTTCTCTATGTTGTAATCGGACCTGAAGAGAATCGAGAGCATCCTCGAAGTCTTGGGGCTGAGAAACTGTATTTCCCTCCGGAAATGCGGAAACTCGAGCCCCCCGAACTTTCGAGGGAGCCACGGTTCAATCTTCAGGCGGATTGCAGATTCCAAGAACTCGTGGTACCTCCACCAGAGGTAGGTGGATGCCCCGGCATAAACCGGGCCAGTCCACCACGCGAGTTCTCGGGAAGCTGCAATCCCCCGACTCCAACTAGGAGGAACCTCCTTCTTACCAGGCAACCTCGAGTCAGGTGTACTGAGGGAACGCACCCTTAGGATATCCAAAAAGCGGAGCTTCCTAGATTTTCGATCTAAGAAGCACATCTGCTTTGTGTATGTTCCAAAGGATGCGGACCTCATATGTACACCTGCGGAGATGATTGCTCCCCCGAATGGGAGGAGGCGCTCAAACAAAAGCGCCCTCCTCTTAGTCGTAAGGGAGATCTGATCATCTCCACATCTCGATGTCAGGGGATCCCCACCGGTTCTCCGAAATTTCATTTTGGAGAACCTACCCTTCAAGAGGTTCCTTATGATCTGATCAATGGTCCTTCCAGGAGCTTCCCGGAGCAGTGCTCCGGATAACTCCCAGAAGAACCTATTGAACAGGTTCAAAAGGAACCACGATGATGGGTTGGCCATAGGGATCCCACGACTGGTTGCCATGGGCTCTACATTGTCTTCCAGATCCTCATACAATACCTCCATCGATGACGTGGAGAGGGGTCCGAGGACCCTTACCAATAAAGGGGTAGAGGGATCCGACAGGTACCCTGAGAGAAGCTGAGATGAGACGTCCATATGGAACGTGTCCGTGGCTCTGGTTAAATCCAGAGACAACAAAACACGATCCTTAAGGAATGTCTCGTCCCTACTCTCAAGGAACTTGTTGGCCCTCTTCATGAAACTCACAAGCGTTCCATCTCCTGAGATAGTACCCACTTCCGGGTCTTTCTTAAGAGATGAATAGCAGTAGGTTCTCATGAGGTGCAGTAGAGAAGCTACGACAGAAGCCGCGGGTGTCACCACCCGTGCCTTATTGCCCTGCTCCTCCACTGTCACCGCCCTTGCTGGGTAGGGCTTGGGATCAAAACCTTCAAAGGAGATCCTTGGGGGCGCCGTGTACCTACCGGTATACGGACCACCCTCAAGAGGCTCCTCTGTTGGTCTTGGAACCCAACCCTCTCTACATGCGTCATCGAGGAGGAACAGTACTGAGAATTCCTTCATCATTGGGGTTCCTAAACTTGCATCTTGGAGAAATCCGGACTCGAAATTCCAGATTCCCCCAAGGGCAGTAAAGGATCCCTGATAATGGGTCTTCTCGAGCAAGCCATTCAGAGTCCTAATGAAGGTATCCTTCATGAACTCTCCTCTTCCTCCATCACTACGAGAATACTCGTAGGTAGAGGACGAAGAGTTCGTTAAGGATATCTCGTTAGGATTCGGTTTGAACTCGCTCCTGTACTGTTCGGAGAATCTTCGTGCTAGAAGAAGAATAGGCTCGGGTGTAACCCCTCCACCAGTGGTAGTCTCCCTATGCAACTCAAGAGATTTTAAACATTTCTCATGAGATGGCTTCGGGAGCCCACCCTTGATGGAGTAAAGGGTATACAGCCCAAAACTATTTTTCTCTTGGCAGGGAGGAGTGGATGAATAGGGTCCTCGGGTGGGTATGATTACCCCCTTGAGGACCCCTTTCGCCCACGGGAACCTTAACCAGCCATCTCTAGTCCCTCCGATGAGGCCACTTTTTAATTCAGGCTGAGAGTAGTCACTCTCAACTGAGTAGAAAAGGGCCCAATCGCAGAAATTAGAGAGGGCTGATAAGACCCACTCTCCTCCCTGGAAACACCAGGACTTAAGGACCCATCGGTACAACATGTTGATCCCTGAGATAGTCTCCTGATATAATTGGGGGGTTAGAAGTAACCCCTTAACCATACCAGGAGATAGTATCTCAAGGGCTCCACATATTGCGAGCCATGTGTCCCTGAGTCTCCCACGGTCTTTCCCCGTAAGATTTCTCAGTTTGTATGAGAATACAGATCGGCGTCCTCCAATGAACTTCCACGTGATCCCGTTAGGGAGAACCGTCTTTCGACGGCCCTGTGCCTTCGAGGATCGGTGTCTAACTCCCTCAAAGGGAACCTTGAGTGTAAGCTTAAGAGTTCTCTTCATGGTCTCATT